GGAAGCTCAACTTTAAGACTTGGGCGCACCAGTCTTGAGCTGGATTTAGTCGCGCGGACCACCCCCGGGTGTGGCCCGGGGGTGGTAACGGTCTCCTCTGAGATCGTACAAGGTTGAGAACATTTTCTCTCAAACTTGCCTATACTAGATTATACACTCGTATACGAAGTGTGTGTGCCACCAAAGGGTGGGCCCTGTCAGATTGAAAACTGATAGAGGGACTTGTTTGTGCTATAAATACATTAAATAAGCACTAGCATGTGGTGTGTGTGTTTGTGTCTAGTGTAGACTTCGGAATCTAGATAGATAACCGGTCGCTGCTGCAACTGCTATTCTCGTTCCTGCCGACTGTACTGTAGACTTTACTTGGGACTGCCATCCAGGTAGATTGTCATCAAGATACTTGAGTGCCTCCTTCACATAGGAGCGTTCATGAATCATGACGGGTGCTGGATTGACGAGTCCTTTCGCTGGGTTGGGTCTCCATTCGATGTTCTTGGTGAACTCAAAAGCCAAATTGGCTTGGTCCAATCCTTCGACGGAGAGTCCCCTCCATGCGAACCCAATCACAGTGGGTTGGGTGTCCTCAGCTCGCTCCCCCATGACGGTGGGGGTGTTTTGCGGGATCCTGAAGCAAAAGTCGTCGGAGTCCATGAAAGTGTTGGGGACTTGCGGGTCCGGCCTCCACACCACCTCTCGAGTGTCAATTCCCAATCGCTCAACGTGGGGAGTAAGAGCAAATAGTTCATCAACAGAGAGAGTGTTGTTTGTTTGGCCGGTCCGTGTAATCAACGATTCCGCTGGGATGCCAGTGATGACGGCAACCTGCCCTGACGTGCGGTCAAGGCGGCCGAAATATGTCATCTTCATACAAGCACCGACGGTACGCGCATCACGGATGATGGCGTTGCCCTGACCAATGAGGCCTGATGCAGGATCTGTATAAGCTCCTGTAGCACCTGGTTGGTCGAACGGTGTTGATGAAATCGGATAAATTTCTCCGGGTAGGCCCGTATTCGGGGGCCTGTCACCAGAGTTGTTAGAACTGTAAGTGATCAGATTAAATCCGTTCTCTTTCAGCTCAGGTCCTCCTGCAACAAATGGACTGTTGTGGTAAGTAGGGACCCATAGGCAATATCCACTGGTTGTGGGAAGGGCATTGGTGGTGGAGTTCTTGACTTTCACCATTGTGCCAGCCTGTGTGCCGTACATACCTGGTACGAGCGTTGCGTCACATGGGTCTTTGATCATGTTGACGTAAGCTGCTAGCGCGCTGTTCCCGGGACTCCGGTTGCTACGCTTACCACGACGTCTCCGTCGTGGTCTTCGTCGCCTAGGGCGACGGTTTCTCTTGTTCTTGCTCTGAGGCATACAAAGTCTTGCTAACAAGGCTTTGACCACCCGCCGTCAGAGCAGCCTCAAATGATTGAACATCGAGGGCTACTTTTAGGAACTCCCTTAGCCTGGGAGAGTTCCTCATCTCCATTTTGAACTGAACCAGTAGTTCTTTCGTGATCTTCTTCTGCTCGATCAACCTGTAGAGGGTTTTGGTGCCATCCACGGGCCATGCTCCACCTTTTGAAAAGATGTGAGAGCAGAATTCGAATTCTGAGGTCCTTTTCTCGTACATCTTTAGGGGATGTCCGAGGCTGAGGTATCGCTCCTCCGCTCCTTCCACGAACTGCTCTACGCAATCATCGCCCATTGCTACGGCCCATGAGGCCCCAACTAGGGATGCAATGAAAACACGCAATCGCGAGTTCGTGGAGGAAGTGTTGTAGCATCCTGAGAGCTGAACTCCATTACCTGTTAAGGTTAGGAGTGCTCCATCAGGCATGGCATATACACTTCTAGAAACACAGATGAACCTGTTACTAACCAGATTGGACTGGAAACCACTCATATTGCCTAGCTGGATTCTCATCCTAGCTTCAGCGAGCAGTTCCCATTCCTTCACTGACCAGTCCCAGCCTGTAACGTCTGCTTCTGCACCAGCAC